ATTCTGGCGGCAGCAAAAGACCTTCGCCGTGCGCTGCGCCGTTTGAAGAAATACCCCTGGGATAAGAATGCCGAATCCGTCAGAAAGGATTGTGAGCGGTTTTTCCGCTCCAGCTGGTTTCAGACGCTTACTTCTCTGGACGGTGAGGTGCTGATCGAAAAACTACACCGGGAGGTGTACGGCGTATGACGGCAAAAGAATATCTCAGTCAGGCATACCGCCTCGACCAGCGTATCGATTCCAACATTGCGGAGATCACCCGCCTGCGGGAAATGGCCTGCGGTATCTCCTCGCCGTCCTGGGAGGAAAAAGTGCAGACCTCTCGCAACACGGATGCTCCCTTCGTGCGGTGCCTGGAAAAGATCATGGATCTTGAAAAAGTGGTCAACAGTGAGATTGACACCCTCGTTGACTTGAAACGGCAGATCCGCACGACTGTGGACACCGTTGCCAATGTCAACGAGCGCATGGTTCTCCGCTACCGCTACATCCACAACATGACCTGGGAGCAGATCGGCGGAGAGTTGAACGCAGATGAAAGCACCATTCGCAGATGGCATAAGGCAGCTCTTTCGGCAGTGGTTTTACCCACCGACCCGATTCGGATCTGAAAGACGCCGGAAATACCCGCCTTTGTCGGTAGATGCCCACCTCGACATTATGATATGATATAATCAGCGAAAAAGAATCGAGGACAGCCTCATGGGAGCACTCCCGTGGGGCTTTTCTTATGCCCAAGGAGGTGAAACGATGCCGAAGAAACCGTTGCGACCCTGCTCTCATCCCGGCTGCCCCAACCTCTGTGAAGGGCAGTTTTGTGAACAGCACCGTGTGGAGGAACGCCGCAAGTACGACAAATACGAGCGCAGCTCCGATGTTAACCGCAAGTACGGCAGAGCATGGAAACGCATCCGTGACCGCTATGCGGCGGAGCATCCCCTCTGTGAGATGTGCCTCAAGGAAGGTCGGCTGACTCCGGTACAGGAAGTTCACCACATCCTGCCCGTTTCCAAAGGCGGCACTCACGCAAGGGACAATCTGATGAGCCTCTGTCAGTCCTGCCACACCAAGATCCACCACGACCTCGGCGACCGGTAGGGGGATGAAAATCTCCGGGACCTTTTCGTTCGGGCAACGGCCCGGAGTCACGTGTGCGAAAAAGGCAAAATCAAAAGGGTAATTAAGGGAGGTGAACTCGGATGCCCACAAAATCAAATAACACAGGCGGGCGCGGCGGCGCAAGACCCGGTGCGGGAAGGAAGAAATCCGCAGTCAAGGAGAAAGCCGAAAACGGGAATCCCGGCGGCAGAAAACTTGAAGTGCTGGATATTCCCGAAGTCGAGGGTGTTGCCATGCCGAAGCCCCATGATTTTCTTTCTGCCGAGCAGCGGGACGGCAGCGTCCTGCAGGCGCAGGAAATTTACACAAAAACCTGGCAGTGGCTCAAAGGCATCGGCTGTGCCGCAAAGGTGTCGCCGCAGCTTTTGGAGCGCTACGCCATGTGTTCCGCACGGTGGGTGCAGTGCGAGGAAATGACCAACCGCATGGGTTTCCTCTCCAAGCACCCTACCACGGGAAAGCCGATCCCGTCCCCATTTATTAACATCGGCATCAACTACATGAACCAGGCGGTTCGGCTCTGGAATGAGATCTTCCAGATTGTGAAAGAAAACTGCAGCACGGAATACGGTGAGTCAACGCCACAGGATGACCTTATGGAGCGCCTGCTCCGTGCGAGAAAGGGGTAACACCATGTTTGAAAAAGTAAATCCCTGCCACCCGGACAAGGTGGCGGACAGAATTGCCGGGGCACTCGTTGACTTGGCATACAAGAAAGCAGAAAAACCCCGCATCGCTGTTGAAGTCCTCATCGGTCACGGCGTTTGCCACATCATT